GGAGAAGACCGTCATGCCCTTGATCGTCTATTCGTAATAGATGAGAGAATATAGGTGGAGTTGCTTGCCCAGGTTGTATAAAAGTTCCTTGTAGTTGACTTCCTGATGTTCCTATACCTACACCATTTAAGAAATAACTATCTGAACCTGATTGCATGATACTCCCTGTAACAAGCATTGTATCATCGAATTGAGCTCCGAATTTAGTTGAACCACTAGTAAAAATAATTGACTCGGAAACTATCTCAGTATGAAATTCTTGAGCGAATATTGTATCCTCAACTATAAGTGAACCAGTAATAACAACATTACCGTAAACATCTAAAGCTGCATTTTCACCACCGAATCTTGGTACATTATAATAACCTCCTGTACCATCTTGTCCACGATTTACTCTAGCTGGCTTTTGATCTTCAATACCAGGATTTTGTAAATATATAAATTTAGCTTGACCTATACTTCTGAATGAACCTTGACATGAACCAGAAACTGTTAACGCTCCTGATACCCAAGTGTTAGCGTGAACCTTTACTTGATCATCAGCACAACTATCTCCTAAAAAAGTTGAACCTGATACCGAAAGATGTGTATCAACTTGTACTCTTGAAACAGTTAAATGTTGTAGATCTTGTATATTAGCTAATGACGCATTACTAGCAGTAATACGTGTAACGTTTAAGTCAACTATTCTTGATCCGGTACCATCATATATTTCATGATCTTGACCATCATATTGAACAATACGCTTATATGTATTTTTTACTTTTTTACTACTTAAATCACCTGGATTAGCCATATCTTTCCCTAGTTAGTTTATATCTAATATAAATATGAATTTATAAAATTTCATTGATATCAGACACCACTCTTGTTCCAAATTTTATATTATAATTAGTAATATTTCTACCAGTAGAAGGTTGTAAATCAATATCTTTGGATATTAACCCAGCCTTTACATTTAAGTCTATATTACTTGTTACAAGTCTATCTCCATCTGATGGTACTGTAGTACTCAAATCGTTTGAATCTTGACTTGTCATAAATTTATATTCTATCCCCCATGCTTTACCTTGATGGTCCCAAAACATTTCATTAATGCCGTTCATTTGCTCAATAAAATCACAAAATATTTGTATATTGTAAGTTATATTGACGAAATTTGGTACCACCATTGAGTAACGCTCTCTTTTTGGTTGTCTATTCTGCAAAGTTGAAAATTTATCATATTTATTCATTTGAGAATAACGATTAATAAAATGATCCATCATTTGCCTTTCACGTCCACTAAATACAGTTAATTTACTAAGTTCTGTATTTTTACTGACGTTAGATCTACTATATACTATTAAAGGAAAGTTACTTTTAGATTTACCATCACGTAAAGCTGCTAACTTTTGCATTGAAGTCCATTTTTCTGGTGAACCATACTGAACAGGTACGGGTACTCTTCTACCATTTTCTATTATATATGGTTTAATGGTTTGTTCTATATATCTTTTAATAGCAAAATCAATATCATACAAAGTTATACTTAAACCTTTAGTGGTATCTTCATCTCTCCGTATTTGAGCTTCACGCCTTACTAGTTTTGGAGACTTGGGTGCTTTTACAAAAGCTTCTGATACAGGTTCAGCTGATTCCAATGGATTAAAAGCAGCTGGATGAAATCTGTTTAAAGTTGATATTGGTGTTTGTCTACTCATAAATTAAATTCCTTTTGGAAAATCATATTGTTGTGTATCAGTACCATACCGTACATCTTCTATATTTAATCTACTCATTCTAGTCATATGAGTTGTACATATAATAGAGTGTGAGGTTCCGTGTAACCCACCTGCTAAAGAATAGTCAGGATCTTTACCTCCCCATATTTGGTTATCTACCATAGAGTCAATTTCAAAATATGCTTTATCCCATTCAATAATATCACCAACTTCTGGTATTAAGTTTAGCTGAGTAAATTCTTTTCTCAAGAATGAAAAAGTAGCTGCTTGCTGAAGATCTACTCCGTAAGCTTCTTCAACATAATTTTGATTACTTCTATCTACTAGAGTAGGTAATTTTACACCTGCATAATAACGTTTATCAGTACCTTCACCATATACATTATCATTAACTTCATCTAATATAAGTTTATAATAATATACTTCAGTTTGAATTATACCATTGATAAGCTCTTCATTTAGCTTCTCTATCAAACTTATGTCTCTTGCTCCTGAAAATAGTGGCATAATTATCCTATATAAATTTTTAATGGTACTCTATTTAAAGATTGTTGAAGATTTTCTGATTCTTCACGTTTCATCTCTAACTGTCGTTGTCTACTTGTTGCTTCTAATGTTTCTCGTAATTGAGTAATAAGTTGTTCTTTTTCTGTGGCAGCTTCTGATTTTAAAGTTGATCCATCTAGACTAACTTCTGAATTAGGTATAGGTATTGAACCGTATTTGCTACGTATAGCACCTAATAACTCTTTAGCTAGTGCAGCAGCATATTTCCATATCCATTGTTTTCCTACACTATTAATTTCTTTATAAGTTAAGTTGGTAAGTGGTACATTACTATAATCACTAATAACACCTCCACCTGCTACGTTAGAATGATCATTAGATCTTAATGGATTATTTCGCTCTGATTCTACGTAATATTCAAACCATAGCGTACTAGTACCTGTAGGGTTAGGAAATAATTTTAACTGATTGTCACGTAATTGAAAACTAAAACTAGATTTACGGATTTGGTCATTAAATTCTATAGCTTGGATACGTAAAGCATCTGCAAAAACTGGCATTAATAAAAAGTTAATACCAGGGGAGTAGTTACCCCAACCGAATCCATCTAACATTTGCTGTGAACCTGCTCCGGTACCTACATAAGGATCAAAAAATCTAGTAATTGCAGGAGTTGATTCATAAAATACTCTAGATACAACTAACCTATTACCACTCTCATTATCATCAGCCCATAAAGCTTGTAAATCATACACTTGTTTGTCTTTTGATAGAGTTATAGATCCTGACTTATATGTTACATTACCACCTGAACCGACTTCAGTACCATAATTTTCTGCAATTGCAATTTGAGCTCCTAGTGTAGGGGTTATCTCTTTACCAGTAAATGAACTACCAGTAGAAAACCCTTTAACATCAAGCATAGTTTCTCGTATACGAAACTGATTTACTTGTGCACCGTATTCAGTGACTGCTTCTTCCATACAAGCATAGAATTGGTTATCTTGCATTTCAATATCAGTAATAGGGTATCCTAATTTTTTAGCGCTGAACACAGCTACTTTAGGAGCATCTACCTGATATGCTGAATCGTCGTCATATAGTCCAAAAGGAGTACTAGCGCTAACTGCGCTACCACTACCAGGCCATATTGCTATATCTAATCGTGCCATTTTAATCCCTTGAATTTAGTTATACCTTACCATATATAAATATGAAGAAACTTAAGAAGACGGGAAGTTTTTGTATACTTCTAATAAATCTTTAAGAATAGGGTGACGGTAATTTTCTAACAATTCTATAGTATGTATACCTTTAACATGTTTTATAGAAGATAGAAAAGATAATCCACTATCACGTTGTCGTTTCAAATCTACTTGACCTACATCCCCGCAAAAAAACATTTTAGAATTACGCCCTATACGTTGTAGTATCATCAAAGTTTGAGCGTTATCAAGGTTTTGACATTCATCCACAAGTACTACTGAATTAGTAAACGTTCTCCCTCGCATGTAAGATACTGGTACTATTTCTATCTGTTCCTTGGCTACCATTTCATCTATACGCTCTTTCCGTAATAACTGGTACATGTTGCCATAAATTGGAGCAACCCACGGATCCATTTTTTCTTTAATATTACCTGGTAGGTGACCTATATCTTCTTTAGATATAGTTGGTCTGGTAATTACTATTCTATTAACTTGTTTTTCAAGTAAAGCTTGCAGAGCGATCTGGCATGCTAGTAATGTTTTACCACTACCAGCTTTACCTACTATTACTGACACATCATTTTGTAATATTTCTGCTTTGGCTAGTTTTTGTTCTTGAGTTAATGATAATTTGAAGCGATAACCTTTTTTATTATTTTTTGGTTTGTCTTTGTACATTATATTCTCCTAAAACTTTTATATAAGTAGTAAGTTTAGAGTTCGAACCAAAAAAAAAAGACCTCAAATAAATGAGGTCTTTTTATTAATTAATCAATAAAGATTATTACAGAGTATGTAATCCTCTTACGTTGATCTTACCATAGAATTCAGGTCTAACAATTTTCTTCGCGTAACGAGTCATTACACCTTTTCTTGGAGTAAAGTTCGTTGGGTCATAAATTAGTGGAGTCATAATTAATGGAACATATGGAGCATATACTGCACCAGTTTCTAAAAATTGATTACCTCTAAAGCCCATTAAGATTGTGTTTGACTGAATGTAAGGATTTTTGTAAACAGTAAATCTGTTTGCTAATTGTCCTACTTTCTGAACACCCATTGCAAATGATGATTGGTTTCCATCAGTATCAGCAGCATATCCTGGAATTGATTCTAGAATAGTTGCAACATCTGGAGAACATACTAACCAGTTAGCACCACCACGCATAGTTTTTGCATGAATCTTGTTCGAAACTTTTTGTATTTTAGTACCTAAAGTTTGGAACCATGTTCCTTGGTTGTAAGCTTCACCTGTGTTAGCAGTTGCGTATACACTGTTACCATCATACTTTTCACCGATTGTTACTGACCAGTTTTCTTCAACTAATGCATTGTTCATTAACATATCTAAGATTTCTAAATCGATCTCTTGTGAGATGTATTCAGATAACATAGAAGTTAATTCTGCTTCAGCATCAATTGAGTGATAAGCATTTAAGTCTTGCGCGAACTCTGGAGTCCAAACAGCTTTCAGCTTTCTAGTTTTAGCAACAATAGCAATTGACTTCATTTCCAAATTAATTTCTGGAATTGCAATATCAGCAGCTACACCACCAATACCATCAGCTCTTGCAGCACCAGTATCTTCAAAGTCACCTCTTGTAATATCAGTTGGCTGAGTTGGGAATGTTACGAAATAAGTATCATCGATAGCTTCAGTTACACCTGATCCAGAAGCAATAAATTGAACGTGAGTTGCTGAATCTACATCTACTTCTACACCTGAACTATTAGTTAGTTTAGTAAACTCATTGAACTGAGCTTTTACTACACCTGATGTAGCATTTCCTATTCTCCATGATTTAACTGCGTCTAAGTCGTAAGTTGCAGCTGTTACACCGTTTTCACGTACTTCAGCTAAATCCATTAGTACTGTATGCACTCTATGTGCTTTGTCATTTACACCACTAAAGTCACCACCATGAAACTGTCCAGCATAAGATTGAGAGAATACAGTGTTGAAGTTGTAATCTACTGCTTCTAATGCACCAGTAACTGCAGTTTTATCTCTAGAAGAAGAAGCCATATTGATCGAGTAACCATATCTACCTGAACCGTAAAGTCCTTCAGTAGGGTCACCAGCTGCTTTTGTTTCACCAAAAACTGAATCTTTCTGTGAATCTTTTCCTGAGTTAGTTGTGAATCCTGTACCATTGTCTGTTCCATACTTGTAATCCAAGTAGAAAATTAGACCTGATGGTAAATTCATCGGTTGAACCGAAACAAATTCCTTTGCTGCGATCTCGGCGAATACTCTTCGAACTAACGGTAATGCAACACCTGACCACTCTTCAGAGTTAGATGCTGTACCTGTTCTTGATGCTTCGTCGATAAGTTGTTTAGCTTGGTTTTCTAGCAATATTGCCATACCATGCTTTTCATATTCGTTAGAAAGACCTTCTAATAAACCAGTTTTGTTCCACTTTGTTACAATTCCCTTAGTTTCAGATAATTGTGCTTTGTGTGAATTACTAGTATTAGCAAGGATAGATCCAACAGTAGTTTGTTTTGCCATTTTCTTATCTCCTCGATATTAATTATTTTGTTAAACCGGCTAGTTTTTTAAATCTAGAAGCCATGTCAGCGCCTTCAGAAATTATTGCTTTTCGTGGTTTTGTTGATGCTACCGCTTTTGATGCAAATCCTTCTTTAATTGCTCCTCTTCTAGTTGACCTTGTAGCCATAGTAGATTCTGCTAAAGTAGTGTAAACTAATTTAACTTCTCTAGTTGACTTCGCTCTGTCAAAAGTTTCAATTACTTTTAATTTTTGACTTTCATTTAAGTTACCATTTCTAAATAATTTGTTAGTAAATAACAATTTAGCATTTAGTAAGTTAACTTCATTGATCTTGCTTCGTAAAAATTTTACTACTGAGTAAGATTCTTTAAGCTTTTCAGTAAGGTTGTTAATCGTTTCTGATTCACCTTCCATTCCGTCTTCAGATTCTTCTAATTCTTCTTCTTCTTCACGTAAAGATCGAATAACTTCTTCTAGGTCGATGTCTTCACCTTCCTCTAATTCGTCACCTTCTTCTTCATGTAAATTGTCTAAAGTTTCAGATTCACCTTCCATACCGTCTTCTGACTCTGCTACAACTTTAGCACCTGTTCCTTCTGGATCATCTGTGCTATCAGCGTTAGCTGCTGGTGCAGGTTGTTTGTTATCGGATGCTCCGATACCTGATGATGCATCATTACTTTCTTCAAGTTCGTGCTCATCTTCTTCGATTTCGTCTTCTAACTCTTTAATAATAGCTTCAAGTTCTAAATCGTCTTCTCGCATTTCGCCTTCTTCCATATCGTGCTCGTCTTCTCGCATTTCATCGTGGCCTTCGTGGTGTGCTTCATCATGAGTTTCCTCATCTTCTTCACGCATTCCGCCTTCTTCCATGTCATGTTCGTCTTCGCGCATTTCGTTGTGGTCTTCCATTTCGTCCATATCATGCTCATCTTCACGCATTTCATTATGGTCTTCCATTTCGTCCATTTCGTGCTCGTCTTCTCGCATACCATCTTCTATAGCATCCATGCCATGCTCCTCTTCTCTCATGCCGCCTTCTTCCATATCGTGCTCATCTTCTCTCATTTCATCCATATCGTCGTGTTCTGCTTCTTCACGAATTTTTGCGGAAATCATTGATTGAAGTTTAGGTGTGAAAGCTTCTTCAAGAGCAAGTTTTGCATTAGCAAGAGCAGTTGTACGAACAGCTTTAGCATCAGCGATTGCTTCTTTTAATAGATCATTCATTGTCTATTCTCCTTAAATTTGTTTGTGGAAATAAGAATATTAGGATTCTTAATAATAATTAGTTTCTATATATTCACACTACATAAGATTGCTTAAGAAAAGCGTAGTGTATTCTTATCTAGAAATAAATAGACCAAAAAAAAAGAAACCACTACGGTTTCTTTATTTTTTTATTGAATCTATATGTTACTGTGCTTGACCATCTACTATTGCTGTCCAACATTGTTTACTTTCACGTCTAATATCACGTTTAGTAGTTTTACTCTCTATAGCTTTAGCTCGTTTTCTAGCCTCGTATTTGAGTTTGGAGGGTTTCTCATATCTCCTTCTTTCTTTTAGTTCACCGATAATATCAGTTTGTTTCATCATTTTTTTAAAACGCTTTAAAGCCATCTCAATACTCGATCCTTCTGGTACTTTAATACCTCTAGCACATCCAGGGATCTGATAATCCTCTCGAGTATATCTCTTTCTTTTTTTAAAATGTTTCTTTTTGGAATCATGGTTCCTAGCATTCGTATCAGACTGATTACGATGCTTTTGGTTTCTGTTGTAAGCCATTTAATTATTTTTGTTATTATTACTTATTTTATATTAAATATACGAAAAATAATTAAAGATACCAACTGAATTTATTATTATTTACCATCATCGAATTTGCGTTTACGTTTTTTATCATCAGTATAGAATACTTCTTTTTCTTTGAGATTAGCATTCTTAGGTGCTAATGGAACTGTTTTATCTATATCTGCTATTTCGTAGTAACGACTTAACTTTCCACCTATATCTTCATATAATGCTTCAAGCCTATGTTGTAATGTACCAACTTCTTTGGCTGCTTTTTCAAACAATTTAACTGCATTACCTATCTCTTTAACATCTTTTTTCACTGTAACGCCGTCAAACCAATCTTCAGTTTCATCTAGAGCTAATCTTCCTGCATACTCACTTATAGTCTTAATAGCTTCTACTACTTCACGAACATCTTTTTGTCTATATATGTGTTGTTCAAATTTATTAAATTTGTTAACTGCATCAACTACTAGTTGCTTTTCTTTTTTATCAAGCTTTCTGTAGTTTTCTTCTTGTTTACTTTCAAGTATTATTTTAGCCATTCTAATCATAGTTATTCCCTAGTCTATTGGACAGCAACCTTTCATCTCACAAAGGATGTCTCTGATAATTGTGTTTACTTTTGCATAACTTTGATTACTATTAACTACACCTTCAGCTAATACCCCTTCTTTCTGTATTGGTTTCATAAATGCACCATGAGTAGATGGATTAGATACAAAATCCCAACATATAAGTTCAAAATCATCTTCTACTGCAACTGTACCTTCTCCAAGTTCTCTAACCGAACCTAACCCTCTCGAACTTATACCTAATAAAATACCTGCTTGAAGTAATTCTTTAAGTATATTACCTGATGGTGTTCCGAGTATTTCTACTTTACCCATTACATCATCACCATTCCACCAGCAATCTAAAATGTTATGAGATACATTATTTAAATTAACTACTGATGATTCTGGATGATCTAATTCACCTAGAGCTCTTTTTTCTGCTATTTGAACTTTTTTGTAGTTAGCTACCTCTCTTGCTAAAATTTCTTTTGGGTATATTCTACCGTTTTGATTTTTAGCTCCTGAACGTTGCAGTACACCTTCAACTACAACTCGACCATTGTTCATAGCCATCGATTCGTTAATCTGTTGCGGTGTTACTTGGAACGGTATATAATCTACTAGTACTTGCTTTGCCATTATGATCCCAGTTTTCTCATTGCGTGACCTACTCGCACCATGCGTTCGCTAATTTTACCAAATTTAGCTCGAGTTGATTTCCAGTAGTTTTCACTTGTTACACCCATCTCAGTTTTTAACTTGTTGTTCTGATGGATTATTCTTTCTATTTCGTATAGCTTGCGATTGACTTCTTTAATTGAAGTGTTAACCTTTTGCTTTGCAGACATGGTGTCATCTTTTTTATAATCTCGATAATTGATCTCACTCATTACCTTTTTATAAGTTGACTCACCTATATTGCCTTTATATATACGATTAGATTTCTTCTTTACTAAAGTCATACCAGTGCTATTGGTTGCAACGTCTTTAGTTTTCTTTTTGTCTTTTTTTCGACCTTTACCAAACGCAAATGGCGTTTTTGGAGGTCCTTCACCACCATCAAGATTGCCAGTCACACTCATCTCATCTAGTTCTTCTTGAGATTCTTCCAACTCGCTTAATATTTTTTTAATGTATGATTCCATTTATAAACCTTTCTCTAAAGCTTTTAGCTCTTGAATAGTTTGATAAATTTTTGATTCTTGAATTCTTGCGGATCGAGGTGCAACTGATTCAGCTTGATGATCCTTATCCCATATATTTTCAACATGTTTTTTCATATCATTTTTTGCATCAACACTTTGGTCAACATCTTCAATTGCTTTTATTGCGTCTTTCTTATCTACAGTTTTTAAATCGTATACACCTGCAGCTTTAAGTGTTGATTCCAGATTTTGTATCGATTCTTCGTTAGATGCATCTGAATTTCTTAATCCATTTACAAGGTCTGGCATTGCTTTTCCGTAGGTATATTTTCCACCATCTACTGGACTAAAAGAGAAATATTTTCTCTTTTCTGATGCTGGTGTTTTTTTAAAAGATTTATCAGTTCCATAGTTTCCTCTCTCCCATGGTTTATCATTTACAGAAGCAGCTGATTTACCTGATGCTTCCTTCTCTTTACCACCTGCTTCACCTGCTGTAGTATCTTTACCACCAATACTCACTTTGGTAGACTTTCGCATGTTATGTTTGGATTGATATTTATCAAACGCAGCTTTATCTTTGAAATCCATCTCTTTCAATTTAGATTCCTTGATTAAGTGTTTGTCTTGCCAGTTTTTAATATTGAATAGCATATTTAACCCTTACTTAATATTTTTCAGTTCTTTGATTAACTCGTAAAAACGCATTAAAGATAATACTTCTTGATCTTTAATAACATTACGTTTACCAAGAGCTGTAGCTTGTTTAGCCACCTCTTTCAGTTTAATTCGAACAACTGGATCTTTAATTGATCTTATTTTGTTTCGAAGGGTACGTTTAATATGAGGTACTTCAGATGATATAAGTTCTTTTAAATTATTAGTATTAGAAACATTGTTAATATATTCTCGCAAAACCTTTTTCTGTTTAGCGGATAGATCACCATACTTTTCGTTGAATTTATCTACTAGTATTTGATATGATAATAATTGCATATCTTTATCTTGATTTTGATATTCTGATACTATCTGTTTTTTAATTTGTTTGTTAGCTCGTTTTCCTGTAACTGCTTCAACTAAATTATACCTAAGCTTTACACCTTCAGCTGGTTTTAGTGATGTGTTTTCAAAAATAGTATAAGTAGAAGCTAAAGTTCTATAGTTATCAACCCTAGCTTTAGTAAATTTTTGTAGATCGTAATGTTCTTTAATCTCTTTAATAAGATTGTACTTCTCACGTCTTAATTTACCGTTATTAAGTTTACTTCTTGAAGATACTACTGCATCTATAAACCTATTTGCTTGCGATTCAGTATTAAAACGTTCTTTAAGTATAGTTTGATAAAGCTGAAGTTCCTTACCTAGCTGAGTCTTGCTTGAAAAATATTCTTTAATAATTCTAACTGCTTCTGAGTCGCTAGCAGATAAAGTATCCGACGCTACTTGACGAACAAGTAATTCAAATAGAATTCCTGTATTTTTTATTTTAGAGTGTTTCACTGTGCTCATATTTTTTCACCATTAGACGTAGTTTTCTTCATATATAAATATGATGTTTTGCAAAAAGACTATATACTCCCGTCGATAATATTACCTTCGTCGAGTAAGCCTCCTTTATCATTGTACTCCTTTTTTTCATCTTGTAATGTTTCTTTTAAAACACTTTTAGATTTAATCTTAGATTCTAATGATTTAATTACGTTTTTATATTTTTCTTGTTTATTTTCTCTTGCTAGAGGGCTATTACCTCTAAAATTATGCTTCAATGGTTCTTTAGATATATTGAAGGTTTTATGTAAATCCTTATCTCCAATAGGATCTTGACCTCCCGGGTGCTCGGTAGATTTATATTTCATACCTATATCTGGTCTACCAACTGGATTATCAGAAGGTTCATCATAACTCTGCTGCCCTGCTGTAGCTAAATCATGTGGTGTACCAAATGATCGTAATGTTTTTGATGGATCATTACCTTCTTGTTCTATTTGAGATTGTCTAAATTTAAGTTTAATATCTGAAATAACATTTTCACGTTCTTTTTCCCAAGCTGAATCACCCATGTTAAATATATTTTCATATACCCATTCATCAGATAGTAATTTTGAACTTTGAATATCAGTTGCAAGTCTTATTTTTTCTTGCCATATAGCTATCTTTTCCTGCTCATATACCGTTGATGGTGTAGTTAGTGATAATTCAAAGTCAACTAGATCTTCATCTTTAAAACCTTGAGTATATAAATGTACTATTGCTATTTTAGTTAATTCTGATACTGCTATACGTTGTAATCGTTCTATAGTTCTAGCAAAACGTATATCTTCTGCTGCTAGTGTTGCTTTACCTTCTACCTGTTCATCGTAACCTAAAAATGCTTTAGGTACTCTTAATGCTGACATCATTTTATTTCTTAAGTATTCAATATCATCAATAGCATTAAAATCTAGACCTGTTACTGATTCTATCCCTGTTCCAGATTCTCCACCTCTTGTTGGTAGGTAGAAATCTTCCATCATATTTTGCATATTAAATTTAAGATTATACTCACCAGTAGTTTGATCTACATAAGGTACCTTTTTCATCTTATCTATAATAGATTGCATATATGCATCAACTTCGTTAGGAGGTATGTTACCAACATCTATTTTAAAAATACGTTTTTCAGGTGCTCTCATAATTCTATGAATCATCATAGCATCTTCCATAAGAGTTAATTGTTTCCAATTCTTTCTAGCTCCTTCTAACATCGATTTACCATATGGTAAGAAGTTAGAATCAGATAATAACCTAAAGT